ACCCTGAAGTTGCTGCTGCTATCTCTGCAATGGAGACAGGGTGGGGTAAGAGTGAGCGTGGAAACAATCCATTCAATATGAGGAATACAGACGGAACTTTCATGCAGTTTGAAACGAGAGAGGATGCCGTCAAAGAGTTCGTCAGACTATGGGACAAGAACCATAGTGGTTACATGAACTTGGAAGCATTTGAAGATCCTAATGAAGCGTTCGCTGCTATTGTGAATGCATATGCACCAGCATCTGATGGTAATGATCCAGAAAATTACAAGCAATTTGTTGCTGACTTCATTGCGGGTCGGGTGTGGGAGAAGAAACCACCTAGACAACCAGATGATCCGCCAGTTGTACCAGATACTCCGTCCGATGATAAAATTACTGCTGATGATTTGAGACCTTCCTTGGGAAGAATTGATAAAATTGGAACTAATAAAGGAACGAGAGAACGTGTTAGAGTTCCTGGTATCGGAACTTTCGTGAGTGGTAGAGATGGTATTGGTAGACCAGTAGATAAATATTTTGATCCAAATGGTAATCCGATTACTTTTGAGGAATTTACTAATAAAATAAGAGAAACTGTAGGACCAGGACCGAAACCAAAGGCAACATTATCTCCAACTCCACCAGAAAAGACATCATCATTACAACCAGTGAGTCGTGAGATTGCTTCCTTACAGGGACCGTCTGCTTCCGAGAGGGGACAGACAATCGCAATGATAAATAACCCAGCGAGTCCCAGAAAGACTGCGGCTACGGGTGCTCAACCTACTAGTGAGGGCACCATAGACGAGGGTCGTGACCATAGTTTACATTCATATTATAATCTCAACAGTGTGGTGGGTTAATGGCAGAACAAGAGTTACCATATGCATCTAGTCTTATACTAGAAGAAATTGAAATCGTTGATCTTGAAGGGGAATCAAAACCTATTGGTAACCTTGTTACTAGGTTTGATTACTTTGAAGACATCGATTTACCTACAATTCATGGCACCCTAGACATCGTAGACACTGGTGTGAACTTGATTTCTTCACTACCTATTCAGGGGTATGAAGATGTCAACATGAAGTTTAGATATGGCGCTGGCGGTGATGATGTTGTTGAGTATTCATTCAAGGTCTATAAAGTTTACAACAGGTTTAGTTCGGAGAGATTTCAGAGGTATTCTCTTGGACTCATCTCTAGAGAAGCACTGCTGAATGAAACAGAAAAGGTTCCTCTAACTCTGGCAGGAAAACCAGATGCATTAGTTAGAACTCTGTTAACTGAAGGTCTGTCTTCTACTAAAACATATCGAGGAGATCCTACTCTATTCAAAGTGAGGATGCTTCCAGGTAAAAAGACTCCCTTCTCTATCATCAATTCACTGCGAAGTAAAGCAGTCAATGAAGGTCTCTCTGTTGGTGGTTCATCTTCTTCTGTTGGTGGTTCATTACAAAAATCATCAGGCACTGCTGGATATTATTTCTATGAAAACCGTGAGGGATATAATTTCAGGTCGATTGATCTTCTGAATGATGTGGAGAAGAATCCTCCTGTCGATACATTTACTCTAGAACCTGCTCAATTGAACGAGCAAAATTCTACCAACAAAATTCTAGACGTTGACTTTCAAAATGAGATTGACATCCTTGCAAAGTTAAGAGCGGGTGCTTACTCTAATGTCATCTGCTTCTATAACTTTAGCACTGGTGCTTATGAAGAGTATGCATACAATCTAGCTGATAACTTTGATGACATGAAGCACTTGGGATCACAGTCTGGTCTTGCTAAAGGTCAATCAGAACTTGCAAAGAGTCCAAGTAGAGTCATGTCGGTGCTATTGGATCATGAGACATGGTTTGATGGTAAGGAGGTTGCCTCTCCAGAAGACAAGGATGGTGGCAAGAAAGACACTGCCGAGTTCCCTGACTGGCAGAAGAATTATATTGCACAGAACATTTCTAGACTAGAGTCACAGAACAATCAACAACTGAAGATTAAACTACCTGTTAGATTGGACCTAAAGATCGGTGATACCATTGAGGTTCTAGTTCCTAACTATGTCCCTACTAATGAGAAATCAAAGAAAGGTGAAGACATACACGACAAAGAACACAGTGGTGTATATCTCGTTGCAAAGTTGAACCACGCACTAGATACTAAAGGTGCTAAAGGTAACACCTATGTGACACTAGTCAGAGACTCTTACGGTATGCCTGACGAGACTTCCGAAGTTACAACCTAAATAAAAATAAACCTCATTGGTATGGATCCAGTATTATCATCACTGCTTGCTACTAATCAAATTGGTTCCGATGGTTTCAACTGGTGGATTGGACAGGTTGAGACAGGTAGAGAGTCGGATCCTAAAGGATCTAGTAGATATCGTGTGCGTATTGTTGGTGTCCACTTAAGAGAAGGACAAGCAACACCAACTGAAGAATTGCCATGGGCAAACGTAGTCATGCCTGTGACTACACCATTCAGTGATGGTGGTGTGACTGGTGCTACAGCAGAACTGCGAGCAGGTAACTGGGTCATTGGTTTCTTCCTTGACAATGACAGGCAGAAACCTATCATCATGGGATCGGTTGGACACACTGCTGGTGCTACTGTCGTCAAGAATACTGACCCTGCTGGTGGTAGTGATGGTCCTAGAAACTTTACTACCCATACAGATGCTGATAGTACCCCACAGCAAAATCGCTCTCAAGATAGAGCAAATGGTACTGATCCTGACACAGGTGCTAACGTAGATGGTGGACAACCTGACGCTGCTCGTTCTAACCTAGAGAAGGGTGCTCCTGCTATCATTGCTGCGCTTCGTGCAAAGCATAGTGAGACTAACCCTACTGGTTCACAGAACTGTATCACTATTGCTAACCCAAAGTGTGGTAACGAGAGTAATCTTGACAAAGGAATCACCAATATCATTGGCGATCTGTTAGCAGCAAACCAAGCATCTGGTGGACAGATTGGTAGCTTCTATGTCAGTAAGATCAATGGATTCATCTATGATAAGGTATCGATTGCAAGACACCACATCAGTCGAATCAATAGACTCGTAAGTAGTTTTATGGGTCGTGTTCAGTCGGAAATTATTACGACTTTACGAGAGGGTGTTGAGAAACTTGTCTTGACAGTTCTTGGACTGAATATACCCGAGGAAGCAGAAAGAAAGATCCCTAAAGATCCAAAGCAAGACCACAGACCAGAGAGAAAGAAGGGTAACTTCCTCAAGACTGTAAAGAAAATCCTTGATCAGATTCTGAAGGCACTTGGTTGTGCTATTGAAGATCTGATTGAAAAGTTGGTAAGTTTCCTGACAGACTTGCTGTTCAATTTTATCATGGATGTTTTCTCTCCAGCAGCATGTGCAGTCATCAATTTAGTTGATGGTATTATCAATAAGATTCTAGAACTTATCGAGGGTCTGATAAGTAGTATCCTTGGACCGTTGCAAAGTATATTAGGAATACTAGCGGCACCGTTGGACATGATCGGCGGTGCTCTCAATAAGGTCATGTCATTCCTGGGTATCTCTTGTAGTGGACCCGATAGCAACTGTTCTAAAGAGACTGTCAAGTGTAATGACTGTGGTACTGATGAAGACAGTGACGACTGGTTGGATAACCTTCTCCAAGACCTAGAAGAGGGTGACACTGGAGAAAGATTCTCTTGTGAAGAGAGTCAAGACTATCCAGATCCTAAACCTACTAGAGTTATTTTTATCGGTGGAGTTCCTTCCAATCAACCAGATCCAAACGATCCAGACGATCCGAGAGAACCACCTGGCAATGAGGGTAGTGGACCTGATACACCACCAGGATTCTTCCCAGAAGATCCAGTTGCAGAAATTTTAGGATGTAGAGTTCCAGAAGCTGAAAACTATAATCCTGAAGCAACTGTTGATGATGGTTCTTGTAGGTTTGCTTACGAAGATTACGTACCAATCGATCCAGATGAATTCCCAGATGATCCTGATGATGATGGCGATGGTGATCCCCCACTTCCTATTGACTACGATGGCACGAAACGTTATAGTGTCGTAGGAAAACCACAGTTAGTGGGTGGTGGTGATGAGATTCTATTCACTATCAACACAACTAATGTTGCTGATGGATCTACCTTAAGTTATGCTTTAGTTGGTGACATCGTTGAGGAATACATTGATGATTCGTCAAGAAGTATCGATGATGTTGATCTACTAAAGGGAACCTTTAAAGTCACTCAATATGATACTTTTGAGGATCAATTTGTAGATGAGAACGATGAACTACAGGACATCGCTGTTCCTCTGTGTAGAGCAGAAGTCAAGGTGAAGTTGATGCCAGACATCGAGATGGAAGTGGATCAGGACTTTATATTCCAACTCAATGATGAGGAGGGTAATGATACTGGTGCTGTCGCACCTATCACGATCCTTGCAGACTTCAATGTTATTCTGCCTGATCCTTTCGATGATCCTCCATATGATCCGACAACTGATGTAAGTATCAGTGTTAGAACGGACAAGCAGATCTACAAAGAGGGAGAAGATATTGTATTCACTATTGAGAGTGAGGGTTACACCGAAGGAAGACAATTCCAATACATCATCTATGGTGATGTGTCTGCCGAAGATTTTATTGGCGACACACTACAAGGTACATTCAAACTGAAGGAAGACACAGCTAAAGTTACCATCGGTATTAAAGATGATGGTATCATTGAAGACGATGAAGTGTTCTACTTCAAGATCGTTGACACTGCTGCTTCATGTAGTGCTACTATCGAACGTGCTGAAAGATTTATTCGTGATGATGATGGTGATGATGATCCTACTGGCGAGAAAGATCCAGGTGATCACAAGAAACCAGAGTCTGATGATCCTATCACTGGTGATGATGGATCAATCATTAGTGTTCCAATCAAGGAGACTGGTGATGCATATGCAGAGGCACCCCGAGTAATCTTCTCTGGAGAGGGTTTTGGTGCTACAGGTATCGCTCTACTAGATGACAAAGGATTTGTTAGTGAGATTAGAGTCACTAGAGGAGGACTAGGTTACAAGCGTAATTTACCTGAAGACTCTGACTTGAGATGTATCATTGACTCCTTCACTATGATTGCACCTGGTATTAAATATACTTCTGCTCCTGATGTGTTCATCAACGGACTGCGTGGCGGTGCTATTGCTGAAATTGATGATCGAGGATATGTCATCTCTGTTAAGATTATAGATAGAAAGACATCTTACTCTTCTACTCCCATTGTCAAGATAATTGGCGGTGGTGGTAGTGGTGCTATCTTTAAACCAAGTATGGTATGTCTAGATACACAAGAGATCAACACAGTTGGTCTTGTTAAGATCGGTACTGGTCGCTATATTGATTGCCCATGACATTTGATACTAAAAATAATTTTCGTAATTTATATTCGTCAATTAATTCTGACAAACCTGCCGCAGAACCTGCTAGTGGCAGAAAGGAAGAGGTGTCTACGGAGCAGTTTTGTTCTGCAAAACCTACAGTTCATTGGGTGTCTGATGGTTGGACATGCATGAGTTGGGAGGGTGCTGACGGTCAACCAGGTGGTTTTACTGTCACCAACGGTCAAAGTGCTATGTTCTTTGACGAGACAGGTAACATGGTGTTTTCCACAGGTGTGCCAGGGCAGTCTGGTTGTGGTGGTAAACTCATCATGAATACAGGTGATCAACTTCAGAAAGCGAATGGAACTATCTCCATTCAAGCAACTGGACCTAACGATACCGAAGCAGCACCAGGAAAGTCTGCATCTAAACCAAAGTCGAAAGAATCGCCTGCCTACAGCGTCTATGCTGAAGGTGCAATGAGTTTTGAGGCGCAAGGAGACGATTGTGGTATCAAAGGTGACAACATCATCATTAACGCCGTCAAGACGCTTACACTGAAGGCTGGTGAAGTTATTAACCTTGAGGTTGGTAACGGTAGTGGCAAGATCAATATGTATGCTGGTGACATCACCATGGATGCTGAATTCTTGAACAAGAATATCAATGGTCGTGAAGTGTCTGATGGAACAGGTGAGGTTACTACCGAACAGAACAAACCAGGTGCTACCACGACTATCAACACATCAGGATCTATTGTTCACGATATTCAAGGCAACTATACGATCAAAACCAAGGGACACTACAACATCGTTGCATCTGCTAACCTTAACATGCAGTCACAACTGGGTGGATACTCACTCAAAACCCTTGGACCGATGTATAATAACATCACTGGTTTCAAAGTAGATGACATCAAAGGCGTTCCTATGCCTAATGTGAAGACTAAAGCACCTGCGACGTGGGATGTTAAGTTGGGACCTACGTTAGGTGGACAGGGATGGTTGCTGAAGTCTGCTATGGGATTTGATCTCAAGTTCCTGAAGGGTGCTAGCAAAGTACAGACTGCTGGTGTTCTTGACGTTACTGTTGCTGGTACGATGACGGTCAAAGCACTGTCGATCTTCCTCAACTGAAAATCGACCTTCTGATACCAGAATTCCGAAAAAAATTCGCCACCAATTTTTCCCCAAAAAGGTTGAGTTGACAAAACGGCAAAAATGCCCTATAATCCTCGTATGAAATCGCTTTATCATGCACTACAAACCATATTCTCCAGAGTGGCATCGATACAGGTATCTCAAGGAATCTCTTGAACTGTATTTTGACAACTATGTGGAAACACAAATAATTATGGATGATATTCTAAATATTATCAGTGAGCGACAGCAAATCGCACATGCAGAATATTCTAGAATGTCTGATCTAGAAGAACAACTCCGAGAATAAAAATGCTTTCTACTGCCTATCGACTCCGACTGGAGTCCATCTGTCGATGCATTGCAAACAAAAAACAAGTGCCCCTAGATGATATGATCTGGGTAGAGAAATTAGCAAAAAGGCACACAACTGCTCGTGATTGGTTAAACAAGGCACGAAGACAAGCTGCTCAAGATATCCAAGAGGGCAGTATTGACGATTTTATGAACAAAATGGGTTTAGGTGATCCTGATCCGAATAACTGGAAAGAACGATTTGACGGAGCAGATGACATCAATGAATGGTTCGGAAGAGACAAACCAGACGACTGGCGTCAGCGTGACTAATATGAATATCGCCAAGAATCTCCTAGAGAAGGTTGGCGAACTATTAGATGCTGAAGTACAATATATCGTCTGTTGCGACAAAAAAACTCAACATAGAAAAATCGTCATTGAATATGACCACAGCAGTAATCTACAGTAACGGCAGTCAAGAGTGTGAACGCATGGGCATGCTGCTCAAGGATTTACACGAAATTAACGAATATCTCGAATATCGCCTAAATCGTCATTTTGACGAATCTGCATTCAAAGGAGAATTTGGCGAAGAGGCAACATATCCACAAATTGCCATTGGCAACCAACATATTGGTGGAATGAAAGAAGCACTTCGTTATATGAGTGACAAAGGGATGTTCCTGTGATATAATACAGAGGTCCCGAGGGGCAGTGGTGGAATCGGTAGACACACCAGACTTAAAATCTGTTGACCTTAAGGTCGTGCGAGTTCAATTCTCGCTTGCCCTATTCCACTACTAAATAAAATGTAGTGGAAATGTTATGAAATACTCACTAACACAGTCCTATGTCTTTTATATGGGCACCGTTGTACGCATGTATTTCATCCAAGGTATACCATATACCTTTGACGAACTTCCGCTGATCGTCCAAGATCATCCAGCGATTCAAACCGAAGCGTTGGAAGGTCAAGACTGGGATGATGAAGATCTATACAAATGGTCTTCATATCTTATGGCAGAAGAATGTCATCCTTGTATGTTTGAACTCACTGTTGATAATCCTGAACTATTACCTAAAGATGATTGAACAATTTATAGAATGGTTTGAGGGAACGTGGGAAAACAAAGTTCAGGCATTTTCTTATCCATCTAGGTTTGCTATGGTCCGTTTGCACCACAAAAAGGTGCCTGGGACCGACAATATGTTTTATGGGGAACAAGCATACAACTATCAGTTGCATGCTCCCTATAGACAGTTTATTGTTGAGGCATGTCTAGAAAATGGTAAGATTCGCATGAAAAACTACGATTTCGACAAAAATCGGTATCGTGGATGTGTCAATCTCGATCAAATCAAATACGACGAGGGCTTGACACATAAGGGTACATGTGATACAATTCTATCATACAACCCAAACAAATCCGAGTATATCGGGTCTGTTGAAGGTTGTGATTGCATTGTTCCCCATAGAGATGGTGAAACTTATGTCAAGAATGAAGCAATTCTTGGTGAAGACTATTATCATGTAATAGATCGTGGTTATCTCGTGGGGACCAAGAAGCAAATTTGGGGCAGTCGTTATGGTTTCTTTGAATTTGCTCGCATGCCTGTTTAGCTCAGCTGGTAGAGCAACGCTTTTGTAAAGCGTAGGTCGTCAGTTCAAGTCTGTCAACAGGCTCTCCGTCGATGTGGCGGAATTGGTAGACGCGCTGGGTTTAGGTTCCAGTGGATTTATCCGTGGAGGTTCAAGTCCTCTCATCGACATTCAGGATATAATGGATTTTATTTTAGAAGCGAAAATTAAAGATGTTTCAGTTTGCGACAGGCTAATTGACTTCTTTCAAAATTCGGATTTTTCAATAAATCGCAGAAATCCTGGAGAGACTACAACTGGTGTCACTGATGCCAAGAAGTCTACAGATCTTACCATATATCCATTTGAGAAGCATCTTGCTCCTCCTGTCGAAGAATATCTAGAGCATTTATTCGACGTTGGGAAGAAATATATTGACAAATATCCTACTTGTAACGTATACTCTCCATGGGGAGTTGCTGAATCTGTTAACATTCAGTGGTACAAACCTGGTGAAGGTTTTTACAAGTGGCATACTGAAAGATGCAATGCAATGCACCCTCATAACAACAGACACCTAGTCTGGATGACATATCTTAATGATATTGAAGAGGGTGGTGGTACAGATTTTATGCACCAGAACTATACTGTCAAACCTAAAAAAGGTAAGACAGTTATCTGGCCATCAGACTGGACTTATACTCATAAGGGACAAGTTGCTCCGAATGAAGATAAGTACATCATTACTGGTTGGTTCAGTTATCTAGACGAAACTGAACGAGTCGGTTCTGGGGGGAATTAGCTCAGCTGGTAGAGCGCCTGCTTTGCAAGCAGGATGTCAGGAGTTCGAGTCTCCTATTCTCCACTTTGGGGGAGTACAAAAGATCTGTATTTTAGAAACAGCGCCCCCTCCCATTCCTCTATAGCTCAATCAGGCAGAGCGGTTGACTGTTAATCAATAGGTTCCTGGTTCGATTCCAGGTGGAGGAGTTGGCGATACTGCCAAACCAAACCCCTTCCGTGTGCTTGAAACCTCCCTCACAAGGGGAGGTTTTATTGTATAAATAATCCAGAAGAAATTATAGTCCAGCAGGATTGGGTTAATTATGCCTCTTACAAGACTTGATAACCTTTACTCAAGTAAAACAGGTAAGTATCTATACGTATCACCAGATGACTTTAACGCGACAGACGAGTTAGACAACCGAGGCAATTCACCTCTCCGTCCGTTTAAAACTATTCAACGTGCTTTTATTGAAGTAGCACGTTATTCTTACTTGCCTGGTAAGGATAATGACAGGTTTGACCAGTTCAGCATTATGCTGATGCCTGGTAACCACTTTATTGATAACCGCCCTGGTCTTGTAGACACTGCTAACCCAGAATCTAGATATTTTGACTCTGGCAACCTGATTGAAGCAAATAAGCAGTTGATCGTTGATCGTGCTGCTGCAGAAATTTTCGTACAACACCCTGATTTCTTCCATCCTGGTGACAACCAAACTGATGATGGGTCTCGATATGCTGACGCATATCGTCTAGTACAGTTGAATCGTAAGGAAATTGTAGATAAATCTGCTGCACATATTGCAGTAGAGTTTCCCGACTTCTTCTATCCTGGTGGCAACGGTACATCCGAAGCAGAGTACAGATTTAAAGATGGATATCGTCTAATCCAGCAGAACAAGCAAGAGATTGTTGATAGAGCAGCAGCAGAGATCGCTGTAGCACACCCTGATTTCTTCTTCCCTGGTGACCCTGCAGACGATCCTGTATACAGATTTAAGGATGCATATCGTCTGATTCAGCAGAACAGACAGGAGATCATTGACACTGCATGGACAACCATGCAAGCAGGTGCTAATGCCGCTGATCCTGCTGATGAGGCAAAGTGTAAGCGTGACATCGGTCTTCTAGTTGATTACATTGGTATTGACCTTGTAAAAGGTGGTAATGAGTATACCCGTAAGTTCACCCTGAAATATTTCCAAGGTGGTGTATTCTCTTACATCATTAGTGAAGCAGCTGCTACCGTCGATGCATATAATGCTGCTAGGGATCTGATGATCCAAGCAATGAAGAATCAGTTGACGATCACTGATTCTACT